AACGACATAAACGCTACGTTACCTGTAGAGGTAGGACTAGTACTAATCGTTAGTGTATTACCACCAGCGGTGTAGTTTGAGCTAGAACTAGTCTGCTCATTTGTAGTCGTATACGCAGTTGTTGCGTTTGATAGAGTAGCTGAACTAGTATACAAAGCAATCTTATATACGGGTGTCGCACCTGATGTTAAATTTTGTTGACCGGCAAGGATTTGTACCTTGAACGAATCACACATTGCTTGTGTAATAGCCATACTATGCTCCTAAAAAAGTTGATTTTACTACGGTTTTCATGGGTTTACCTTGATTTTAGCTTGTCCATCACGGTAGGCGTCGCCTCTTTCAAGTCCTGTACCCAAGCGGTTCAATTGCTGCATTGCTTCTTGGTACTTGGTGTTGTACATTGCTAGCAAATCTGGCTCACCCTTCATATAAGAATAAGCCTCCACCAAACTGCCATATAACAATGCGGGCGAGTAATTATCACCTAACCAAGACGTACTAGCATCTACAATTGATTCGGGGTAGTAGAAGTAATGAAGTTCAGCATTAAAAGCATAATTGGGTGTTGGCCCAAGCATAAAGGTTAATTCAGTAGGGTCGTTTAATCTAGAACCAAATAAAGCGTAGTATTTAGGAACCCCAGTATCCGTGGGAATAGGATAAGATTCACGAATAAAGTTTACGTCTTTATTTAGAAGGTATGTATAAGACCCATCAGACGGACTAATAACCGCTAAAGAGTAAGTAGACAAGTAGTCGTTTGGACAAGCTAAGTACTTATTACTAGCCGTACAAGTTCCCGTAACGTTTTTCCGCAAAGAAGGTATCTGCACCGTATTATAGATGCGAGCTTCTGCCTGCTGAATGAAGGTATTAATCTGCGTTGTATAGCTGACTGTACTTCCATTGGCAAGATACGTAGCCGGAAATTGATTCTCCGTATACGCTTGAACCTGCGAGAAAAGATCGTTGTAGTTCATTAAGCCATCGGACCTCTAGCCATAACACCTTTAGTAGCCGCACCAGTACCACGGATCTTAATGCCAGAAGTCTTTACTTCATCGTTCTGTGCTTTAAATACTCCGCCTACAGACATTCTAATTTCGTCTACGCCGTTACCAGACTTTACTACAGCAGCCTGTTCGTTTACTGGGCTACCACTCATGGTGTGTGGTTTAGCATATACAGCAGCCGCACCAACTTCTTTGCCCATTTTCTTTTCGCTAAATTTAGCCATTATCGACCTCTTTGGTTTGCGCAACGAGCCATATTACGACCCATAGATTTCATGTTCTTGTTCAGGCTACTTTTACTGGCTTTTGGGCCACTCAAAATAACTTTCTTACCGTCGTTTGGAAATACCTGAGCATCAGTTTTACCTGTCTTAGTTACTCCATCTGCTGCTTTTTTATATCCCATGTCCTACTCCTAAGTTATGCTAATTGTTACGCTACCTAATTGCCCATAGCCCTTTAAATCATCTGGCGTTAGCGGATTATCAAAACCTCTTGAACCACCAACTGGATTCCAATTCCACTGAAACACCCTACTACCCATATCTGGCTCGCCAAACCCATCAACCCCAGTACCGCCGTTAATATTAATCTGCAAACCGTTAGTGCCTGACTGCTGATAACTTACGTCTGGTCTTGGTTCCCGTACTGCTTGTGGGTCACTGACCGGGTACATACCTAACTGCAACTGCGGCTGATCTGGATCGAAACAGCTTGGACAAACTTTAATGTTGTACAACTTTGTTTTAAGAACCTGCTTCTTTAACTCTTTAAGCATATACCGCTGACCGCACCTATCACATTCAGCAATTGAATTTTTTCCGCTAGCATACTTGCTAGGCATGATTCACCTCAAACTTGTTCTTTTTACCAATATTTTCGCTGCCCAACATTACTTGCAAATTACTAGGAACATGAAGCCCAGACACCATTTTACCTTGTAACGGTATGATATGGTCAATATGCCACGGCTCTTTATTTTCACGAGTTAACATAGCAGCAATTGAATACATACATTTAATCTTTAACTTATCAAAATCAGTAAGCCATGCAGGAGTTCTGCGTTTAACAATCTTTTTACGGGCCGCTACTAAAGCATTAATCTTGCCTTTGTTTGCTTGCCTATATTCTTTTTTTTCTACTAAATAACGTTCTTTATTATCTTGGTAGTCTTGTTTTTTGTTATCTAAAATTTTATCCCTATTTTTTAATCTATAGGCATTTTTAACTACATTGCAACAAACTTTACAAGACCCACGAACGCCACCAACACCCCGTTTGGTTTGTTTATAAAAGTCCAATAATGGCTTTGTTTCTTGGCACGTTTTGCAAGTTTTCATATCAATAAAACATTTCTCGTGGTACAAATCGAATAGGAGCCTTTTCACGGTCTTCATCAGCCGCCAATTGAAACTGCTCCTCATATAAAGCCTTTAACGCCATTACTCTGTTTGGGTCTACTTCTGGCTTTTTCATAGCGATATAGTATGCTAAACCTGACACCATGCAAGGTAAAAAGCGGAAAGGAATGTCTTGTTCTGTAACGCCAGTACCAGCATCTTGAAGCCGTCTTAATCTATAGTAGACAAACGTATACTGACTTCCCGGTGAATTGGGCGTAGGCCAGACATTAATGCTAGGTAGGTTAGATACATAAACTATTGTACTTACTAAATGACTGGCTGCCGTAGTGCCGTTTTGCGCCCTAGAACAGTTAATTAATTGATTCCCACTAACGTTGGCGTAGTAAATTGTTTCTGTGTCTAAATTAATAAACCCATTAGAAGCCAAGAGTGCAGCGTTACTTACATCAATAGTAGTTGCCGTAGAGCTTACATTAGCCGATAAAACGACCGTGGTGGGGTTTGTTTGACCTGTCTGGCGGTTGATCCACACTTGTATCGGACGCCCCTGTGCGAGCTTATTTGGCAGCGTTGAGTAGGTAGATTCAGAAATACGGCTGATGTTAATGTCAATCTGGTTAGATGTACCATTATTTTGGCGAATTACTTGGTCTAATAGGTCAATAGTATCAACAGGGAATGGGTAGCAAGCTTGCCCAGTAACCATAGGAATTTGGCCTTGCTCAATAGTCCAGAGATTAATGCCCCGGTTTGCCCATTCAATTGTCAATAAATTTAAAGACCTACGGGCAGTACGCATATCATAACCCGTGCGTAGCTCTAAGCCAGCCCGCTCAAATGCCTCTTCAACTAAGTCGTTGAGGTCTAGGTTAAATGCCGATTGCCCTTTTGTTGTCATAGTCCTGAGGCTGCTTTCAATGCGGTAAGTTCCGCAGTTAGTCTTGCTATTGCTTCATCTCTTTCGTCTAACTTCTTCATTAGTCCAGAGTTCATATCCGCCCAAAGCACCATATCTTTCATGCGCTCTTTGTGGTCTTCAAACATAACTTTAAATAACTTATCAGAAGCTTCCATCTGACGGTCAATAAAATCTTCAGGTTTCATTTCTTAGCGGTTTTTAAAGAGTTAATAAAATCTTGCTTAGACGGCGCGCCTTTAGCACCCACTTTTCTCATCTTCTCACCAGATCCAGCGGCAATCCGTTTTTTCTTCGCGTTGATATTAGCGTACAAACCAACCTTACCGCCTTCAGCAAACTGAGTGAAATCGGTATTGTCTCTGCGGGCTTTCTTTTCGCCTTTAGGCATTTTAGATGGGGCTATATCGCCCATACCACGGCTAGGTCTCATAGCATTTTTCCTTTGGTTTTACCACGAACAGCGCAGCCGTCTGCACGACTAGAAGCGGAAGATACTGAACCACCCTTAGCTTTTTTAACTTCTGGCTTAGGCTCTTCGGGCTTAACTGGTTCGGGTTTTTCTTTACCACCTAGCATTTTAGCAAGTCCAGAACCAGACTGAGCCGCTTTATCTAAATTAGCTTGCCCTTGCTTATTCTGTTCTTCGGTGCCTAATAAGGCTTCTTTTATGGTTGCCATAATTAGCAAGCTCCGCCCATTTTCATTTTAATCATCGTGCCTTTAGTTTTGCCTTTGGTTACACAACCATCTGCGCGGGAAGATGCAGAGCCGCCTTTAGCCATCTTTTTAACAGTACCGCCTTTTTTCATTCCCATTTCTTTATCATACGATCTTGGTACTGTTGTATCTTTTAATCGGTCATATACTTTTTCGGCTACATAACCAACTGGGTTCATTGCTGTTTTAACTGCTTCTGGGTCCATTTTAGACCGCATAACTCGCCCAATACCTTCTTTACTTGGCAGCATATTTTGAAGTTCCTCAACTGGTGTTCTTTTTTTTCTTCCGGCTGCTATCATTGCATCCATCTCAGAACGAAGACCACCAAGCCCAGAACCAAGTTCACCACCATCAGCAAATTTTTTTGTTTTCATAATTAGCAAACTCCACCCATTTTCATAGTAATCATAGTACCTTTGGTATGGCCCTTAGATACACACCCATCAGCACGGGTTACGCCACCTTTAGCCATCCCATGCA